CGATGGGGATGCGCTTCCACTGCGAAACAGCGGCGCGACTTAACCCCAGCGCCTTGGATAGCGCAACAACCCCGCCAGCCTTGCTGGCAATCTCACGAACTCGTTTTTTATCCATTGTCCAAATTTAGCCGCACTTAACATAAACACTCAAGCCCTACTCAACCCCTAAAGGATCTGAGCCCTGCAGGCTCATAAACAAGACGACAATCGGATCATCGGGATTACCCGCCAACTTGCGCGAGAGATCGGACTGGCTCATATCCATATCGGCCGCGATGGTTTTCAGCGGGTTGCGGTTGGTGTAGGCGCCGGTGCGAATGCAGTCCAGCAATGTCGGGAAACGCTCGATCAATCCAGGCTCGAAATCCAGGGTCATTTGGGTAGCGGAAACTAGGGACATGATTTGTTCCAGTACTTTCCTATAGGAAAAACAAGAAAAAAAATAGGCTGTGCAACATGCACAACCTACTCACTAAGACGCAATATCAGGCCGATCACCAAATACATCCGGCCGCAACTCAATGCGCGAAACTCCGGTCAGGCGCTCCACATCCATTACGCGATCGATGGGGATGCGCTTCCACTGCGAAACAGCGGCGCGACTTAACCCCAGCGCCTTGGATAGCGCAACAACCCCGCCAGCCTTGCTGGCAATCTCACGAACTCGTTTTTTATCCATGGGCCAAGTTTAGCCGCACTTAACGGAATTAGTCAAGCGCTACTTAACCACTAAAGAAACCGAACCCTGTAGGCTCATACACATGACGACCATCGGATCAAGAATGAAACAACTCAGGATGCATACCGGACTATCCGGCGAGCGCTTTGGCGAACTCGTGGGCGTGACCAAATCATCGGTATCTCAATGGGAAAGCGACGACACCATGCCGGATACCGCAATCCTGATAAAGTTAGCCGCGAAACTAGATTTTTCAATGGACTGGCTACTCACCGGAAATGGCTATGCGCCTGATGCAAACCGGCCCCTACTCGCGCTGATGAAAGTTGCTGAAAAACTACCCGACGACGCATTGACCTACCTTACTAGGCAGGGCGATGATCTTGCACAATTGCTCAAACCCGGCGAAAATAAAAAAACAGGCAACGGCCAGTAGAAACATCTTAAGCCTGCAAATACAGACACAATTCAGGTTTTAAACCACGAGGAAACCATGGAAATAATCGTCGCAGTCTTCATAATCCTGTTCATGTTCCTGGTTGATTACCGCCTCAACAAAATCGTCCAAGAACTCAAAAAGCTCAACGCAAAATCTTAAAATCCTGATCTGTCGATGCGCCAGTATCATACTGGCCATTGGACTTGCCACACCCGTCGCGCCGGCCACACTCCGCAGCAGCGCACCCCGCGCCGCGTTCATGCGCAGCACACCATGCCCAGCTACAGGCACCGTCCAAAAACGCTGCCCAGGCTACATCGTCGACCACATCATCCCTTTATGCCTAAACGGGCCTGACAACCCATCTAATATGCAATGGCAAACCATCGCCGACGCCAAAGCCAAAGACCAAGAAGAACGCCGCCTCTGCGCCTTAAATCGTAAAATTTAATTATTTGTTTAGTGGCGCTTGACATGCTTAGTTAAGTAGGTCTAAACTGCGTTCCATGGATCGAATTAAACATGGAGCGCTCAAAATGACAACCGCCGCCCTCAAATCCGCCTACACCAGCGCCGGCCTATGGCGCCAAGGCAAGAGCTTCGCCGACTGCCTGGCCTGCCCACTACTGCGCCGGCAATTGGAGCGCCACGCGGCCGCCATGATCACGCTGGCGCAGCGACGCGGTGAACGTGTACCGGCGCAGCAGGCATTGCCGCTATGACCGACTACGCACGCACCCTAGACAAAGCCATGGTCGAAATCAGCATCGCCAAAGAACTCGGCCCGCGCGCCGGCCATGCCGTGTTGGTGCAAGCGCGGTATCACCTGAATTTGGCTATGGAAGACGCAGCACACCAAGAGAAACGAGAGAACCGGGTATGCCCGGCGGTAGCTGACCATATTGTTGACGCCAACAATATGGAAACCGTAACAGCCGCAACGGTGAGCCGATAGCGCCGTGACAGCCTGAGAGCAAGGCACCAACCATAAATGGAGAATTTCATGAAAACAAGACCGTTTTTCGACACCGCACGCGATATCCGGCGCGGCCAATTTTTAGACGAATGCGCGGACAAAATGCAGGAGGTGATCGCCGCCTGCGCCGAGCACAACAAAAAAGCCACGCTCACCATCGAAATAACCGTGGCGCCGGCGTCTCGCACCGGCGGCGCGGTGAAGGTGAGCGACAAGATCAGCACCAAGCTGCCGGGGCAAGATCGCGGCGAGACCATCTTGTTTGTCACCACCGACAACAACCTATCGACCAGCGACCCGCGCCAGAAATCCCTGGATCTGAAAGCCGTGGTCGACACCGAAACCGGCGAACTCAAAGCCATCAACGAATAAGGACCATCATGATCGAACCCACAACCCAAAAAACGGAAGCCGAATCCATTGCGGCCATCGCCGCAAAGCCGGAAGTGATTACCATAGGCCAAACACCCGCCGTGATTTTGCCTGACGGTCATACCCTCACGCCATACGAAGAAATGCTGCAAACGCCAACGCGCAAACGCGGCACGGTACACCTGCACGAATCCGAAAGCTTTATCGACTACACCAAACGCCACGGCTCGCTGGCATCGTGCAACATCTATCTGGATGTTGACTACGCCAAACAACACGTCAAAGCCACCGCGATTTTCAATGACCACGCCGATGGCGACGGCCTGCCAGGCTGGCGCGACCACAGCGCAGAATTCGCGCCCCGCTTTACTGAAGAATGGCGGCGCTGGATCGCCAACAGCGGCCAAGTAAAAAGCCAAACCGATCTGGCTAATTTTCTGGAATCGAACATCGGCGACATCACCAGCCCGGCCGGCAGCAACCTACCCACCGGCGCCGACGTGCTGACCTTCGTATCCGCGCTGCAAGAAACGCGGAAAATAAAATACGGCAGCGCCATCAACACCACGAACGGCATGATGCAGATCGAATTCACCGAAGACAACGACATCGCCACCAAGGGCAAACTCGACCTGTTCCGAGAATTCGCCATCGGCGTGCGCCCGTTTCTCAACGGCCAGGCCTATGAAGTGCGCGCCCTGCTGCGCTACCGCATCGACCGCAACACCGGGCAAATAGCATTCTGGTACGACCTGCAACGCGCAGACCGGGTGCTGGAAGACGCCTGCAAAAGCATCGTCGACGCCATCCGCAACCAGACCGGAATGCCGGTGGTTTTCGGCACGCCAAACTAAAGGTGATCGCCATGCAAATCATCATCCCCAGCAACGCCCATGTGATCGACATCGCGCGCCAGGCCAGCGCCCAGCACCTACACCTGCTCACCGACGGCCGCCGCACGGTACTCAGCCCGATCATCACCCCAGGATGGTACAAGATCGGCGTGCGAATCAAAAAAGGGCGGCAAGCCGCATGAATTGGCAACTCCTCAAACACGCCGCCGAACTGCTGGACGCCGAAGCGCGCGGCCTGCGCATGGCGCACACACCAGACGGCAACGGCGACTGGGACGGCGAACCGGAAGCAAAAGCCGCACACGACGACATGCACAACACCGCAAACGCTTTGCGCGCAATGGCAGAAACACAAAACCAATCACCACCAGAGAGGAAACGCAAATGCTAATCCAAACCGAAGGCGGCTCACCAAAACACATCGACCCCGTGCCACACGTCGCACGGGTGCCCAGCAAACGCGAAGCCGAAGCCGCATTCTGCCGCATGCTCGCTGCCTTGACCTACACCCAAGCCGACACCCTGGAAAACGATGTCGAAATCGTGAAGAGCTTTTTATGGAGCCGGTGATTTATGGATTGCTGGGCGGCGTTGTTGGGATTTTTTTAATGCTCATCACAACCTGCGTGATCGGCAAAATGAACGAAGAGATACCAGAAAAACGGACACGCATACAAACCAGAAAAAACGCCGACAAGATCGGCATGGCGTACCGATGCGAGGCGTTGACTCTATCGCAAGCGGTGCTCAGGTTACGAGAAATCGAGGTTCCTGTGGAATCTATAAACAGGATATTGCGCACGCGCGTTAACGCAAAAGTCAGCGGCGCCGGCACGGCGTCCGCTGGACTACCGGGTTAGGGGCGATTTATTTTGATAGCGCACTACAAATAACTCTTGACATTGTTTGATTACGCACTACAATAAGAACTGTACACAAACAAAACGGAGAGTGAAATGAAAACAGCCTACGAACTTCTGATGACCGCCCCGGATAGCCAAGTAAAGCGGGCACAGATCGCCTTTAAGGCGGTGGCCGATGGTCGGTGGCTTGACGCGGCGTACAGCCTGCGCAATGCGGCGAACGAAGAAACCGGCCAGTGGGCGAACGAAGCCCGCGAACTGGCGGAACACTGCGAACAGGTGGCGGCGTGATGCGCCGCTTTTTGTGCGCCATCGGGCTGCACCGATGGACATACCTGCCGAACACAAACGGCGGGCGGCCGATGCGCAGGGAGTGCTGTTGCGGAAAGAAGCAGGGTTGGAATTACGGCGTTGCGCGGGAGCACGGCGTGATTTTGTGGGAGGACGCATGAGCGCGCAACGCGGTGGCCCAGGGCGCGGCCAAGGGCGCAAGCCGATCAAGGAGGGGCAGGACACCGTGACGGTATCCCTACGCATGACTGAAGCACAACGCGACAAGCTGGCGCTGCTCGGTGGGGCTGAGTGGGTACGCCAGCGGATCGACAAGGCGAAAGCCCCTAACGATCAAACATAACCGGCTGGCTTTAGCCAGTCCGCGTTGATGGCCGTGTTAGGCCAGAAAGGTGAAAGATGAAACCGGAATTTAGTATGACGAGCGATAGCGCGGAACCGTTGGTAACAAGCTGCGAGGCACATTGGCGGTTTTCCGGTGGAGCCATGTCAATACGATTTGCGACTGGGCAGGATGCTTTTTCGATGGGCAGGCTTGTTGATGAGGCTTATGCGGCGGGGTTAATTGACGGCAGGAAAGAAATTACAGATGCGGTGGCACGCACAGTCAAAGAGTTGAGTGCATAACAAGAAAGATCAGCGACGCCGATAGGCGTCGGCTGGAATGTAGTGTTAGGCACGGCGATAAATAGGAGAGAGAAATGAAAAGCACGCAGATCGAAGCGAAGGAAGTAAAAGTTGGTGATCGGGTTATTACCGACGAAGGAGCCGTTATTATGGTTACTGAAATTGGGAAGGGGATGCCGTACAACACGATTGAACTTAGATGGCGTGGCGGGTGGTTTGCGATAAATCCTACCCGGCTCATTGAGCGGATGGTGTAGTGCCTAACTTAAATTCGACGACATCAAATGTCCGCGAATCCGGCGATGATGTCGCCTAACTCGGAAACTGAACACGTAGGAGCTTGATATGCAAGCACTTGCAGAAAACAACACGACACCATCAACCGTGTTATGCGACACACCAGCCAAGCAGCCAAAACTGCTCGACAGAGTTCGCGATCGTCTGCGCGTCAAACACTACGCCTACCTCACCGAGCAAACCTACATCCACTGGATAAAGCGCTTCATATTTTTCCACGACAAACGCCACCCGCAAGAAATGGGTGCGCCGGAAGTCGAGGCGTTTTTGTCCTACCTCGCCACCGCACGCGACGTGTCCGCCAGCACCCAAAATCAGGCCATGCACGCCATCCTGTTTTTATATCGCGAAGTGCTGGAAATAAAACTCCCATGGCTCGACGGCATCACCCGCGCCAAAACCGCCAAGCGCCTGCCGGTGGTGCTAACCGTACCCGAAACGCAAGCCCTGCTGAGCCACACCAAAGGCACACCGGGCCTGATCGTCAAGCTGCTATACGGCACCGGCCTGCGCTTGATGGAAGCCCTACGCCTGCGCGTCAAGGACATCGACTTCACCCGCCGAACAATCACCGTGCGCGGCGGCAAAGGCGACAAAGACCGCGTGACCATGCTGCCCGCATCGCTCATCGAACCGCTGCAAGCCCGCCTAGCCGTGCGGCGAAAAATGCACGACATCGACATCGCCACCAATCACGCCGATGTCGAGCTGCCGCACGCCCTCGAACGCAAATACCCAAACGCCGGCAAAGAATGGGGATGGCAGTATATATTCGCCGCCGCTGGCTACAGCGCAGATCCGCGCACCGGCGTGATCCGGCGCCACCACATCCACGAAAAAACCATCCAGCGCCATGTGAAAGATGCAGCACGCGCCGCCGGCATCCACCAGATCGCAACACCGCACACCCTGCGCCATAGTTTTGCCACGCATCTGCTCGAAACAGGCACCGACATCCGCACCATCCAGGAACTGCTAGGCCACAGCGATGTTGATACGACCATGATCTACACCCACGTGCTGAATCGCGGCCCTGGCGGCGTGCTGAGCCCGCTGGATAGAGTGATTGCGTGACCCGATACAAAACCATCCGCCAGTTTGCCATCGAATCCGGCTACACGGAGCATGCCATTCGTGGCAAAATCCGCGACGGCATCTGGCTAGAGGGGCGAGTCTGGAAGCGAGCCCCGGACGGTCATCAACTAATCGACATCGAGGGTTATCACCAATGGGTAGAGAACGGCAACGGACTGGCGTGCGACCGGCCTCGGCAAGCTCGATCCAAATCGCGTTCACCTATCGCGGCATCCCCTGCCGTGAGCGAATCAAACTCCAGCCCACCACCGCTAACCTAAAGCGCGCCGAGCAACACCGTGGCGCGATACTCGACGCCATCGAGCGCGGCACATTCGACTACGCAAAAACATTCCCGGAATCGCCGAACAGATTTCTGTTCGCAGAACAAAAAGGCGCGGGGTACAAATTAGAAATCTATCTCGAAACATGGCTAGGACGCCAGGCCGCACACCTCAAGGCCAGCACCCTCGACGACTATAAAAAAATCGTCATGCACACCCTGATCCCCGAGATAGGCCAAACCTACATCACCGACCTCAAGCGCGCGCAGATCCGCGATCTGTGTGAAAAATCAACCGCGAGCAACAAGCGGCTATCAAATATCCAGAGCGTGCTGCGCAAAGCGCTGCACGATGCCATCGACGACGACCTGATCGAAACCAATCCGCTCTATGGCTGGAAATACGCCCGCAAAGAAGCGCCAAAAACAATCGACGACATCGACCCATTCACAGCCGAAGAGCAGACCGCAATCCTGAACGCCTGCCGCGAACCTCAATGCCGCAACCTATTCCAGTTTGCATTTTGGAGCGGTCTAAGAACATCAGAGCTAATCGCCCTGGAGTGGGGCGACATCGACTGGCAGCGCGGCATCGTGCGCGTGAGCCGCGCCAAAACCCAGGCCAGCGACACGGCCGAGGGAACCAAAACACGGCGCGGCACGCGCGACGTGAAACTGCTAGCGCCGGCCATATCGGCACTCACATCACAAAAAGCGCACACCCATCTAGCCGGCGGCGCCGTGTTCCAGAACCCACGCACTGGCGAGCCATGGACAGGAGACCAACCAATCCGCCACGGCGCATGGACGGCCGCTCTAAAAAAGGCCGGCATCCGCTACCGCCGCCCCTATCAAACGCGCCACACCTACGCCAGTATGATGCTCAGCGCCGGCGAATCGCCCATGTGGGTCGCCGCGCAAATGGGACATGCAGACTGGAGCATGATCGGGCGCGTTTATGGGAGATGGATACGGGATGCGGCGCCGGAGGCTGGCAATAAAGCGGTAGAAATGTTCGGCGCACCGCCTAAAAAAGAGGCTGCGCTAAAGCTGCGATAGCTAGGCTATTCAGGGCTTATTTTATGGCAACATCAAAAACACAATATCAATTAAATCAATAAGATACTGGCGGAGAGGGCGGGATTCGAACCCGCTTTAAGCCTTTACTGGCGCGGCTTCCAGGGCATGGCTGCGATAAAGCTGCGAATCACCGGCTTTTAGACGGCGCTTCGCCAACATCCTTTGTGCAAAGTTTTCTCCAGGCCGCGACCTTCCCCTGGTCTCTTCCATAACGGCGGTCAAATGCCCCGACTGTGATGCCGTCGCACATCAGATATTCCAGATCGGCCAGGGCAATATCAGCCGCAGTGGCCGCTTTTTCCGCCACGATCGTGGCATAGCCGTGCGTTGCGGCGCAGCCGGAGAGCAGCAGCGAGATCAGTAGCAACGACACGGCCTTCATAGCAGCACCACCTTCTTGTCGGCCTTGATGCGGCCGTAAATTGCCAGCAGCGCCATGATCAGGCCCGTGATGTTTGTCGCCAGGTCGGCCGGGTCAATGGCTGCGCCGCTGGAAAGCTGGCTGATGATTTGACCGGCAAACACAATCGCCGCGCCGGCGCCGCCGGTAACGCCCTTGCTTGTCAGCATCGCTTTTGTTTCTTGCATGATCGTTCCTTTCTTGTGTGGTTACTCTATTCGTCGTCTGGTTCCAGGTTATGGATAATCAGCCAATGCTCTATTTCAACGTCCTTGCACTTGATTCCCAGCTTGTTGGCAACGCCCTGTGCTATCCCTGGCAAAATCCTATCCAGCGCATCATGCGCGGCATCCGTACTGCTCACTGATACCCGCATGGATATGCGCGACCAGTATTTTTCAGGCTTGGTCACTCCACGCCAAGAACGTGCTTTGCGCGTTGCCAGTACCCCAGTCGGTCGGTCATGCCGTTGTAGCCGCCATTGATTTTTCTGGTAATGAGTTTGAAATTGTTCACGTCTGCCAATTGGTTTAAACCCTTCCAATGCCAAAACCAAGCAGCGGAACGAAAGCCGTTTTCCGGCATCTCCAGCAATTCAGGGCTGGTAATCAATGGCAGGTTCAACGCCGTGCCGCACGTCCGGTAATTCGCACGGCCGGTAATCTGTATCGGGCCGCGCCCTTTGTAGCGCACGCCGTCTCCCGGTTCGGTATTCCCTAAATCGAGACGTCCTTCATACGCTTCGCCGCTGGCCAATTCTTTCCAGTAGCGCAACTGGCCAGACTCATGCGCCAACTGTGCCAGGAAAGCGGCCTCGCGCTCTGGCGTGACAATCTGAAATTCCTGCATTGCTGAATTCAGCAGCCCGCAGTAGATGTCGCACTTGTCACGGCTCAATAGCGTCATGATTTGCCGTAGGTCGTCAGGGGTAATCACTCGCCCCTCCAGTTTCCAGTTTTCAGGAACACCCACAGCGCGCCTGCAAAAATCAGAATCGGCAGCAGTGTCTTAGCGAAGGCCGATACAAACTTGATCGTCAACCAAAACCCCTTGGCGTTGTTGAAGGCTTCCAGCACCTCAGCTATTCGGCCAACGTTCTCGGACAGGGTTGCCAGCGTCTCGGATATTTTTTTATTACTCTCGAGCAGTCCGGCAATGGAGTCCTCGCAATCCTGCAACCGCGCGTGGACGTGCATCATTGCGTCGCCAGATCGTTTGTGCTGCTCCATGTCGTCTTTCATTGGCCGTCCTTTTTGTTATTATTTTTTCTTAGCCTTCTCGGAGTTGAAGTTATTTATCACTTCCAATTCACCTTATGAGCCGCAACACCGGGCGGCAAGGAGACCCCAACGAGCGGCACGTTATCAATATACAGATACCCACCATGCAGCAATTCCCCGACGCTCTCGCCCTGATCGTGCAGGTTGTAGAGTCGTTCCAACATCGCGCCGACCGGATCGAGCAGCACGATGGTTTTTCCGGTTAGGTTGTTTCCCAGGAACGGATGTGGGATCAGTGGCATGTCGAAATTTTTCAGGGATTGGTCGATCTCTACCAGTACATCCGGGGCGTTTTTGATCGCCAGCGCGTAGGCATCGCGCTGCGCGAACGGAATCTCACGAGTTTTTTTGTTGCGGAAGGATACAGGGATACCAGAAAAATCTTTGCGCCGCTTGTACTTTTTCCCGGTCACGGGGTCGATGTAGTCCGGGCGAATATCCGTTGGGCCGTTGTAGGCCCAGGGCGGGTCTTGTGCGACATAGGTCATCAGCACTTGCTTGGTCGTGCTGTCGATAACACCAAACACAAATAACGGTATATCCCCATTACCCAGGTTGTATGGGGGCGATGCTGTGGCATACCGCTGAGACGCATACTGGATTCCCCCGCCAGTGCCATCATAAGATAGATTCACAAAGGCGGCAGCGGTCGTAGTATTGGTGACATTGCCGGCGAACGAAGCGGTTAGCTCTGGAAACGAGCCGACACCATTCCATCTAAATTGCGGGTAAAACCCATAACTACCTCCAGGCAGCGTGAGATTAGCACTTCCCGAGACTTCACCGGTAGTGGTTTTCAACTGCGACTGCCCCACCGAGGCCGCGCTCAACCCGGTGACCGTACAAGCTACCGTCAACGTCTCATTTGACCCACCGCTCCCTTCAGTCAGCGTGATGCCCGTTCCAGCAACCAATTTCCCGTTTAAATAACCAGGCGTTGTATCGTCACTCGAAACCTTAGACTTTCCTGCTCCAAATCCGATGGTCTTGAATGCCGAACCACTGCACTGGATCACCAAAGAATCACCCTGCCCGAGCGTGATGGTCGACGCACCATCCACCAGCTCACTGGCATTCGGGTCGATGGTGATCACGCCCGACCCGCTGTTTCGAACATAGCAATACCAGCCATCTGCCAGGGTCGCGGCGGCGGTCATGGTGAGGCTGAATGTCCCGCTGGTGCAATCGATCAACTTGCCGCGATCCGCGGCCAACACCGTATAGGCTGTGGTTTTGGCCAGGTAAGGCAGGTTCGCGTGTAGCTTATCTGCCGTGCCTGCACTTTGTGATTCTGTCGTGAGCCCGTTGCCGATCTGCAATTGCGCCAACCCGCCCAGGGCATCCAGCAGCAGATTGAATTTATCAACCACACCCACCAGGTCTGTGAGGATCGCCTGCTTAGGATCGTCCGCGCTGGAATCGCTGTTTGCCTTGGTGGCATCGCTCGGTAAGGTCGTGCTCATGATTTCGGCCCTTTCAGTTCCACGTCCACCACGGCGTCGGCCAAGGTTCCCGTGTTATCGTAAATTTTAAATTCGGCTGCGGGATATCCGTTCACCGTCTGGCTTTTGCTGATCAGCTCCCAGGTCCAGCCAGGGCCAACAGATTGCAAGGCCGCAATGGTGGCTTGGCTGATCGCCGCCATATCCCCCTCGCGGCTGCCGATCTTGAAATGCCCGGCGGCCGTACTGGAAAACCAACTGGATGCCTCCGTCGACGTGTTCACGTCCTCATAGTTCTCGACCACCGTCTCCGAATCGATCAGCGTCACCATGGTCTCGATGGTCGCCGCCGTATCGGCCATGCTGACCTTGATCTTCACATATCGCTTGCCTTCCACCATGGCCAGCGCGCCATAAGCGCCGGTGACCGATCCATCCGCCGTGGTGCCGGTTTTCATGGTTACGGTGGCGCTGCCGGTGCCCACAATGGTAACCAGCGGCGTGAAACTAACATCCGCGCCCAGGTCGATCACCTCGGTCTCGTAAACGATTGGGTTGGTGTTGGTGCCGATGGCGTTGATGGTTGCAGCCAGTCCGGCGATAGTGGCCGGCAGGCCCGAGATCGTGCTGGTTGAAACCGGTATGAGAATATTGCTGTTTACAAAACATCCTGTCAGCGTGCCCGGCCATTCCAGCACATGCTCCAGTCTCTGCACCAGCACGTTTTTCAAGCGCGGATCGCCCAGCGTGACGGTGGTAAACAGCGCCGCATCGGACTCGTTGCCGCTGGAATCGATGGTCTTGATCGCCAGCGTCCAAGTACCGGCGGCCAGCTCGTTCGACTCATAAGGGCTGTTGGTCAAAATCCCGTTGTGCAGCGCCGTCATGGCGTCCCAGTCGCTGGTGCTGCCGCTCTTATATCGGATCATGTATCCGCCGCCTGAGCGCACATCCGCCGGCACGCTGTTCAGCGTCCAGGCATAGCGCCGCGTGCCGTCGGATACGCGCACCACGGTGAATGTGTTCGGCGTGGGTGGCGCCTCGGTCTTACCGACCACCAGATGATTCAGCAGCATGGAATAAGCACCGCGCACCCCCAGCGAATTGATCGCGCGCACGCGGATGTCGTATAGGGTCGCATCCTCCACCGGCTGGATATACACCGCCGTGCTGTTGGTGATGGTAGGCGCCGGCGTCCAAACCGTATCCGATGCGCGCTTGAACTCGCACTCGTAGCGCTGCACATATACATTGGCCAGCGCGTCCCATGACACATAAATGCGGCTGACAATCGAGCCCTCGCCCAGGATCAGCAGGTGATCCGTGCCGGATGCGGCGGCCAGATTCGCCGGGGCGCCAACGGTGAACGGGTCCGGAAGAGTGGTGTCCGGTGCCGGGTCGACGGCGGTTTCGTCGCCCGTACTCCAGTCATAGATCGTGCTGGCAGTCTCGCGCAGGGTGAGCAAAATACCGATGGCCGGCTCACCCTGCTCATCTTCGAAGCTCTCGAACTTCCATTGCGAGACCTCGAAAACCTTGGAACTCCAGCCAAAACGCGCCAGCGTCAGCGTCACCGTATCCCCGGCGCGCACCTTGAGCGCGGACAGCTTGCAGGGGAACTCGCACACGATCTGCTGCCGGGACTTTTCCAGCTCCACCTTGGCGATGCGCTGCGCCATGGACACGTCCGTGGTGTAAGGCAGGTTAATGTCGCGAAAAATGCGCTCTCCATCGTCCTGGGTCTCATAGGTGGCATTGGTCACAACCGGAAAATCGGCCGGCTGCCACAGGTTGTCCGGGCTCACATACACGCCCTTAACCGCGTTGTATAAATCGCGGCGCGAGATGCGCGGGAATACCTTGACCGGACCGCGCGCATCGTCCTCGTCCAAATCCAGCGCCGGCGCCACGTAATAGCCGGCGATCACCGACCACTGGCCGCCGCTGTACACCACCTTGCCGCTCATGGCCGACAACATCTCGCCGACGTTATCCTCGGGTTTTTGGTTGGACTCAAAACTGCCGTTCAGCGTGTATCGGCTTTGCGTGCCGCCGGCCAACAGACTCACCGACTCATCGCACACATTGGCCGACGCCACCAGCGCATCCTCATTGATGGTGTTGGCGTAGGTGGCGCTGATGCCGTATTTCGTGTTCGACAAATAATCGGCGATGCACAAAGCGGCGTTGTTGCTGTATCCGGTGGAAGGGCCGCGAGGATCGTATATGTCGTTTTTCCCGGTCACCACCGCGCTAATATTCGGCAGGCCGTTCGGAAACAGATCGGCGCTGCCGACCAGGCGCAGATAAAAATAGGCGATGCCCTGCAAGCGGTGCGCACTGGTCCACTTGTCCGACGCCTCGGACATCAAATCGGTGTCGGCCGTCTGGCTGGTGCTGCCCAGGTGTTTTTTGATGCGCACAAAGCCGGCATATTTACCGGTGGCGTCACCGCTGCCATCCACTGGCACCAGCTCGTCGTTCAGGTACAGATCGCCAATTTCCTGCACCTGGTGACCGGCCACGGCAATCACCAGATGCAGGTGCGTGTCGTTGTCGGTGGCGTGCAAGAATACGATAGTTCCGCCGACCTTAACTTGGCCATAGATTACCCGGCGCGGCTGCACCGGCTGACGCACGGATAGCGTTCGATCGCGTGAATAATTCGTGAAATTCGGGGCCGACGGCGCCTTGGGCTTGGGTGTCAGGATCGCCGACAGAGCATAGGTGATCGCCGTCACCACCAAGGTGGTCAGCGTGATATAACCAGCGGCATAAGCGATTACCGCGACGATCACCGGCGGCATCAGCCTATCCTCCAGGCCGCGATCGCCTTGCGCCGGGCGATCAACACCATGCCGTCGAAGCTGGCGCAGGCGATGCGCTCCCCGGTACAAACGCCCAGCGCCTCGCCCAGCGGAGAATCCACCACGCACACGTCGCCGCGGCGCGCCATCTTGGGGTTAGACAGCGGGATATCCGGCAACAGGCTCTCGACCATATGCACCATGCCGCCGTATCCGCGCACGATCTCCAGTGCGGCATCCTCATCCGCGTAAGCGCCGCGAAACTCGGCGGCGACATCCACGCCCGTCAAGGCCAGCACCCAATCCGCCGCGAACAAGCAGCAATCCCATTCACCCCAGACGAACGGGCGGCGCTCGGCGTCAGCCAGAAAATCGCTCAAGCGTTGCGGCCAATCTTCTGTTCTCACGAAATCGGCGATCATTGCGCAGGCTTCCAAATAATATCTTTGTCTTGCAGCGAGACGATGTATTCCAGCCCCAGGTCGCCGGGGTAGTCGATCTGCTGATCCTCATGCGTATAGCGCCACTCGCGCGCTCGCTTGAGAGATACCGCCTCGCTTTCGATGCGCACGGTGATACTGCATGTCTCGCCCTGCTCGTCGATTTCCATGGTGTCCATGGATGCGGTATACAGTTGCACCGGGTCCACGATCACCGCGCCGGATGAATTCATCATGCCGAAATAAATGGCCGCGGCGCGCCCCTGGTAGTGCTGGCCGAGCGCAATGGCGATCAGGTCGCTGGGTATACCGGAGAGTTTCAGGTTGGCGCCGTTGGCCACGAAGTCGCCAGACTCGGTGAGCGGTTCGATCTGGCCCAGACTGCCCACCCCCTGCCAGGTCTCAGAATTCCAGGACAGCTCGCCCAAGCCAGACCAAACCCGCACCGTGCCGGAATCAAACTCCATGCGAACCAAAAAAATAGGGGAAACGCTAGGAGCTGCCGCCGCCGAGATCATTGCCGCCGATAAATCACGCGCCATCAGATCGCCTCAACCGCGGAAAACGACATGGAAAAAATAATGCCGGGGCTGACATCCCAGGGCATCTCGTTGCTGGTCAACCGGAACAGGCCCGTGCAATTGCTCGTGATGATTGCCGCGTTGTCCGCCGGCGACTCGCGCAGCCGCGGCCAGATGTCCAGGGTGGCGTTGCCGCTGCCGTCGCTGTTGGCGTCCACCATCACCTTGTACAGTCGCTCGCCAATCTGGATGTAGTCGCCCTGCTTGAGAATCCCGGTTTGAGAAATCGTCCAGCCGTCCGTCAGCAAAACCTGCCCGGTCTGCGAAGCGCCCTTCACCAGCGGCGTGCCGGTGGCAATACCGCGCGGCGTGCGCCCGGATTCATCACCCAAGCGAAATGTTCCATAGCGTCCGTTGAGTTGCAGAAATGCCGCAACCCACGGCTCGGCATCGGCGCGGCGCATATTTGGCAGGGTGATGTCGGCCTGCCACACCTGGCCCTGGTGCAGATACATCTGCTGCGACCCGGTAAAAGGTGACACACTGGCCGAAACGACACTGCGCGGGTAAATGCGCACCTTGGCCGGGGATGGGCTGTCGGGAAGATCGATGGGGTAGGTGATCGTCATCAGGAAAATCTCAACTGGCCGCGCTGGTTAAGGTTTTGTACCTGCGACACGGCGCGCGACACGGAACGCTCTTCGGATTCGCGCAGCGCCCGGCGGATGCGATCTTCGGAACCTGGATCGGCGCCGCGCGCGTCGATGTTGTAATAATTGTTCACCGTCATACCGCCGCCGCCGGCATCCAGACGCACGCCCAGCTTGCCGCCAGCGCCGCGTTTCAACGGTAAGATCGCCTCCGGCCCGGCCTCGCCCATCAGGCCGCTGCCGCTGGCGAATTTGAACAGCGTAGGGCTGCTGACCACGCTACCGGAATGCGCGCTCAGACCGGCAGCGCCATTGAACACGCCGCCGTTGGTCAAACCGATCAGGCCGGCGTTAAAAGCCTGCGAGGTTGACAGGCTATAAGTACTGGCAGAAGGGAATCCGCCGCCACCGAAGAAACTGCCGGCCAGCCCCAGCAAGCCGCCCAGAAACCCACCGCCGCCACCGCCGCCACCACTACCGGCCCGCGCGAATTCAAAAGCCGCCTGCGCCGCCTCGAATAGCGGCTCGGTCAGGCTCTTGCGGATGGTCAGTTTGAGCAGATCGTCCGCCAAGGCCTTGACCACGCTGCGCACGTCCTTGCCGCCCACAATGGCGTCCTCGAAGGCGCTGCTGAATGTCAGGCCGATGTCTCGGGCGATGTCGCTGGTTTCCTTGGCCACTTCGTTGAAGCCGAGTTGCGCATCGATGGCGTCGTTGATCTTGAAGCGGGCAGCGTTGGCCTGCTCCGCACTCAACGCGCCAGCCTGTTCCAGCTTGTCGATCTCGTCCAGCTTGACCCGGTATTTTTCAACCGGGTCGATCAGATCGATGTATTCCTTTTTCAGGCCAGAAATTTTCGCCGATTCATCCTGCTGGTCCTTAAAAATATCAGAATTTAGCTGGTTGATAGCGTCCTGCTGATCTTTGATGAACAGCTCAGTAGCCTTTTGGCTGTCTTCCAGAATTTTTTGCCGCTCGCGGGCGATTTTTTCTGCTTTGGATTTTGCGGCCTTGATCGCAGAGTCATCATCCAATATTGGGGCGGCGGCCTTGGGTTCCTGAACCACAGCCGGGGCACGCAGCTTGTCCTTGTATTTTTCAAGGTTTTCGATCTGGTTTTTGATCACCTGGATGCGCTTGCGACCCTCTTCGCCGCTGGGCAACAAACCATCAGTCGACAAACGACCACGCCGGCCTGCTTGTACATCCTCTAGCCGTTGCAACTCCTCGCGCAGGTCCTTGACCTGTCCGGACACGGTGAAATCGTTGTCCGGTATCAGAAAATCGAATGGCAGCTTGCCAAGACCGGCGAATCCGCGCAGCAAGGCCAGCAAACCCTTGCCCTCTTTTTGCAGGCGCAGCATCTCGTTGGCGGTATCGTTCAGCGATGGCAGCAAGTCTCTGGCAAAAGCGATGCCGACCGAGCTGGATGTGGCCTGCAAGCGCGTCAGGTTGTCGTTGAATTCTTCGGACGCCTTGGCCAGATCGGCGCTCATGATCAAACCCAGCTTTTCCGCCTCGCCGCGCATCTGCCCCAGGCCTTTGCTGCCCTGGTTCAGCAGCGGTATCAAATCCGACCCGGCCCGCCCGAAAATCTTTACCGCCAGCGCGGTCTTGCCGGCGCCGTCCTCCAGACCGGAGAACTTGTCCGCCACCTCCAGCAGCACTTGATCCGCCGATTTCAGGTTCCCGGTCGAGTCCTTGACATTGATGCCCAGGGCGCCAAATGCATCCTTGGCTTCGCCGGTGCCGCGCGCCGTATCGGCCATGTTGACCGAAAGTTTTTTAATGCTGGTGCTGAGGGAGTCCAGCGACACGTCCGATAGGTCGCCCGCGTATTTGAGCGCGGATAAGGACTCGACTGAAACGCCGACACGCTGGCTGAGCTTGCCCATTTCGTCGGCCGCGTCGATGCTGGATTTGACGAACGAGGCAAAGCTGGCGGCCGAGAACGCCGCGCCCAGCGCCGGCAGCGCGCGGGTCAGCGCACTGGTGCTGTTTTGCATACCATTCAGGCCGCGCTGAACAGAAGCGAACGCACCGCGCGTTCGGTCGTCCGCGACGATCTCGATCCGAGCTTGGTTATTAGCCATTTTGTAACTCGTCTCGCAGCGCGGTGAGTTGCACGATCATCATTTCCATGTCCACCCCCAATATCTCGCACACCATGGGCAAGGCCGCCCAGTCGATGCCGCCCATCCAATTCCAGGCCTTGATCACCAAGGCCACCTCAGCCGATGGGCCTGGCGGGAACGGCTGCCTACTCCGCTCCAGCCAGGCGATCAGTTTTTTCGCGCGGCGTCCTGCGCTTGTGCGTGCTCCAGATACGCGCCCTGGATCGACTCAAACAGCGCGGCCCAAAACTCCGGCCGATCCTCGATCCAATCTGCAAACAACTCGGCATCGAACGGCAGCGGAATATCCGTGCCGCCCGGCACCACGTCGATCTCGCGCAGATCCCAACCCACCACAAAGCGCTTGACCATATCCAGGCCGGTGCCGGACAGGCTGGCCACTTCGGCATTGGTCGGGCGGCGGATGGTGAAGATGTGGCCGTCCACGGGGACATTGCGCTCGCGCGCCTTGCGTAGTTTTTCCAATGGCGTCATGGTCTAGCCGCCTTAGCTGCTGTAGTAGGTGGGCGAGCCGAAGGCGGTGATCACCGCCGGCGAAACCACTTTGTCTTGCGCGCTGCCGGTTGGCGCGCCGGAAAAACCCACATAGCCGGCAAACACCATGATCGGGCCGCCGGTGCCGAAGGTGAACTTGAATGCGCGCTGCGCCTGCGCGTCGGACGCCGTTTTCATGGCGGCCTGACCGGCATCCGCCGCATCCCAGTTTTGATTCATGGTGTAGGCCAAGGGGTTGGCTGTGCCGGGAATCTGGGTGCGCGTGTTGTCGTGGATGGTGGTGGTGTCGATAAAGTCGAAATCGCCGCCGGAAGCGGAGATGTCGGCGGCCGTGGTGATCGATGTGCCGAAAGTGACGGCCTTCGCGGTGCCGCTGCTGAAGGTGTCGAAAGACGTGGTGTCCACGCCTTCCAGCTCGAAGGTGTTGGTAGCCTGGTTTGCCACGCGCACCACACGGCCGTTTAGCTGGTGCATGCCCTGGACTTCCAGGAACACATAATCACCGTTCGCCAGACCGTGTGAAGCAGATGTGACCACGCCAGGATTGGCCTTGGTGATGCCGGTGATGGTGTCTGCGCCGGCCAGAGCGGATTGCATAGCAACCGCCACGCCCGACCATTTTCGTACTGTTGCCATGATGTGACTCCTTTGTATAAGGCCAGGAGGCACATGGATGGCGTGTCGTAAAACGAGAGGCCGATCCGCGAGCTGACGCGGTTTGAATTAAATCAGGGTTGAGCGGACAGCCACTCTTCCCAAGCCTTGATCATGCCTTTTGCAAATCGGATCAAGGTTTCGTGTAGTTTTTTCGTGGCCGGATTCATAACAGCACATCCGGCGCGTTGCTTTTCACATAAAACACCAGTGCATAAGTCAGGCGCTTGACCGCCACCGGCTTTTCGCTGATTTCGTCGTCGAACTGGCTACCGCTGTAGATCGCCTGCAGGCGGATCGAACCAATCACAATGTCCGCCGACAGCGCGACCTCGACCTCTTTCGAGATCAGGTCCAGGGTCTCGTCCAGCGCCGTGTTGGCCTTGGCGCAGCCTTCCACCACCAGCGTCAATTGCCGTTCTTGCAAGTACGGCGCGTGGATCGACTGCGCCTGGCTGGTCTCCTCGTCCACAAACACCCGCAGCGCCGGCAGATCTCCATCGGCAATCGGATACAGCCGATTGGGATACACGCGCGTCCCGGTGCTGGTCAGCCCGGTCAAGGACGTAACCACCGCCTCGCGGATCTGCTGATGCGCGTGGTCTGCCATTATTGCTCCTCCAAAATCAATCGAATCATGCCCATCGAATCCGGCTCGATGCCGCGCACCGTGTAGTCCACGGCGCCGTCCACCCGCGTCACGGTGTCGCCATGCGCGATATCCTCCACCAGAGCCCTGTCCGTGGTCAGCGCGGGGCGCGAACCCTCCATGCCCAGCGGCGACTCATAGGGCGACTCGTACACGCCGCAGAATTCCACGCCGTCGAAAACAAATAACTCGCCCAGCGCGATGAGTATGGCCAGTCGGTCGGATGCGGTCTCGATCGCCATCAGCGCTCCCGCACTTTCACCGTAAAGCTGCGTTCATCGGTGCGCCCGCCGGTGGTGGTGATCTTGCACTCCACCACATAATCCAGGCCAACCGATCCGCCGGACAGCCAGGCCGTGGCCGTGGTGGTGGTGTTCGACTGCGTGTCCTTGGTCAAGCCAGTGGGCACGGTCCAGGTCGGCGTGCCGGTGATGGTGTCCGCGCCAAGCCAGGTCGCCCAGTCCACTGTGTAATCCAGCACCGCTTCCGGGTCTTTGGTGATCCAGTGCTCACCCGTGCTGCTATCCAGCTTGAATGAAGTAGCCATGTCATTGCACCGTTAAAGTTCGAGTTTCACGCGCGATGGTCAGCACCCGCGTTTCCAGCGGGATGGTCAGGGTTCGATACGGATCGAGCACCACCGAATTGCTGTCGTTCGACGCCGCCGCCACCAACGCCGCGCCGGGGCCGATCAGCGCGCCGGTGGTGGCATGCATCCGCACCACGGCCGCCGTGCCGGCCAGCGCCGCGCCGCCGCCGATTAAAATACCGCTGGCGGCGTGCGCGGTTAAGCGCGCCGCCGCGCCGGAAACAGCCGCGCCTGGCCCGGTTAAAGCCCCGGATGTGGCATGCGCACCCTCCACCGCGTGATCTGCACTGCCAGAGACGGATGCGCCCGACCCCGCCAGAGCGCCGGATGTGGCGTGTGGGATATTGTGTACGGATACGCCTGCAACAGAAGAACCTGCGCCAGTAAGCGCGCCGCTAGTCGCATGCTGCCGGTAGCGTGTAGCCGTTCCCGCAATCGTAGAACCTTGCCCCGTCAAAGCGCCGCTGGTGGCATGCTTGGCAATGTGGGCCGATGTACCGGCAATGCTGGACGCTTGTCCTGTTAGAGTGCCGCTTGTTGCGTGAGTGGCCGCACCCCCCGCACTCGGCAAGTAGATGTTGCGCGATTGGGGCAGTAGCAGCGAATACGTCTCACGGTAAAATTTATTCGCTATTTTTAAAGATGGAGCCTGATTTATTATTGATATGGCACCAATAGCACCATCGAAATAATCAGCAAATCCCGGGTAGTCTCGACGCCCTGCATATAAGCTAGTCGTCGTGTTTTGCATTAACCCTGTTGTGCTACCACTACCTGCATATAGGGTAATGGGCTCACCATTTAGATATGCGACAATATCGGACGATCCGTCAGTGCTACCAATTACAAGCCAATAGTATTTGCCGTTTTCAAGCACAGAAGCAGCAGAATACTTCTGATAATAAGTGCTTCCAGATACAAATCTAGTGTGGCCAAAAGACCCCACGTCACCATTTCCGGTATTATCTGTACCGTTCGGGTTTATCTCTATAGTAAATTGTCTGCCTGTGTCTTTATCCTTGCCAAGCAGCATTTCTCTGCGAGTGCCCCCCATAGCATCAGGGCGGAACAGTATGCATATAGAGTATGCACCAGCGAAGTTTACAGACTCAACATCTCCAAAATTTACACTTGACGAAGTACCATTAAATTCTAGTATTCTGCCGCCAGGGAATACGCCAGATGCAATATCGGTATTAGCGCCTTTTAACAGTCCACAAGCATCATGTAACCCCGAACCAACAGGGTAAAGGAAGCTTGTTACACCATTTGCGTCAGGGTTATTCCGATCAATCCCAACCGGGTACTGCGGCTGGGTAGTCCTAACGATCCGCTGTTTTATAATCCCCACGTTATAACTTTACGCAGTCGCGCCAACGTCGGTTTTGGGCGAGACTTTCAGCGTCCAGCCGATGGGGATATTGACCGCAAGGCCATTGCTGATAAAAAACTCGCAAGCACCAGCACCCGCGCTATCGCCTGGAAGCGGAACATCTACAGCGTGCACATAGTGCGTGGTCGAAGCAGTCGTCGCGTAAGGGATTGTGAAGTTGCCAACAAGCTTTGCTTGATTGCTCGCTGTCGGCACTGGGTCGTCGTTCGTGCTGTCAATATTCAGATCACGCCGCCACAGATAGACTTGCTGCGATGCCGACGTTACAGCGGCAGTTGGCGCAATCATCAGCGTAATATCAGCGCGCGGGTATTTAATCGTGTTGGTGCTAGACAGCGCGGTTGATACGTCCGACGCGGGACTGTAAGCGCCAGCCGCTAAACTCGTGCCGCTGCCAATATGAACGATCTGCGTAGTCGCAGAAACTTTTGCACTTGCATCAGGCATTTTTAGCCTCCTTGTAGTCTTTCCAGTTCCAAGCAGCGCCGCCCAAATGGGTTACGAGCTTGCTTGCGTCTTGATCCAAGTAAACCTTGTAACCAGCGTCCCGAGCTTTCTCGTATAGCGGGTTATCCTCAGTCGTGTAGCTGTTGGTTTCCGGGATAAACTGCGGTGCGAACCAAGGCTGGGGAACGGCTTTAAACACTTCAATGTCGAACAGCGAAACCCCGAAACCCGAATAGGCAATGGAGCGCATGCCGGTCGAGTTCTCCAACGTCGGCACACGCTTGCCCTTTAAGTCCACCGCCACGAAAGAATCTTTCGCTTCGGTTTTAATCAGGTAATTGGTGCAGACAATTGACTGTCTGCGCCCTAGCATCACGTCCAAGACTTGCGGCTCGAACACCATGTCGTCATCCAGAAACATTAAGTGAGTCATACCGCCATCGATGGCGCGGCGAACTAACTGCTCTCGATTCGTGATCCAGTTGGTGGACTCCACCACGTCGATTTTGACCTCGATAGTTGCTTCGGGGCGGGTTGTGATGCCGTGTGCCGCTACCTTGCTAATCATCCCGGCCAGGGAGTAAGCAAACCCCATCCGGCAAGAACCAGCCGTTGGAATAGCAATTACGAGCTTAATTTCATCAGCCATCTAAATCCGTTTCTGGCCCGGCGATAAAAGTCGCAGCCGTTAAGTACATATCTGTCGCCCCTTTTCCGCGCAACCGGCGGAACTCTACGATTGCTTCCTCATACGTCAACCCTGTTGCAAGTACAGACCAAAACCCACCGGCAACATCAAAGCGTAAAATCACAAATCTCGGTAAATTAAGCACGCCAGTCTTCTCAATTGAACATCTCCGCCACTTCGTTGAGCGTCAGGCCGCCGATGTAGCTGCGGTCAAGCGCGATCACTGTGCCGGTGGTTTTCGTTGTGCCGCCAAGAACAACTTCGATGCGCTTAGCGTTCTCAGTAGCAGCAAGCAAGATGGCTTCCGCGTTGCTTGCTGCGGTAGCTGAACCCCAAACATCAGTAACCCACTTGCGTACTTTGTTGCGCGTGTAGTTACGAGAGGTGCGCAGGAACAGCGACCACGAATCACGCTTGCCTGCCGCCAATGAGTCGTAGGTGCTGTAGTCTGGGGCGTCGTCGGAGTCGTTCGACGGTACATCCACGCGCCAAGCTTTCGTCACTTGGCTTGCGTTCGCGCTCATTGCTTCGGCAATGGCGAAGTAGTCAGTGCCAGGGCCAGATGTCATCGTGCCTAGCAAGGGATCGGCGATGATGTATGCTTTGACTGTTGCTTTTTGTGCGTCGGTTAGTGCCATGATTTACCCCCCCCTTTTTATGCGCTTAACGCCGTATAAGTCAGCGACGAACAGCTCACAGTGTCCCCAGCCGTAATGGTCAGGCCGTTGCTCATGTTGATATCGCTGGCCGATGCCGCGACCGCGCAATGGATTACCACCGTTCCGCCGGAAGTCTCCAGGGTGGCCGTCGCCACCGCAGACGCATTGCCGGCGGCGTTGGTGTCGCTGGTGATGGCGTTTGCCGTGGCCGTGCCGGTGGACGATGCACCGAATGCTGTGGCGCTCAGAGAGAGTGTTGCCGCCGCCGTGCCGGGCGCACCGACCGTGCCGGATGTGCGGAATTTCAGTTTACCGCTGGCGCCGATTAGGGCCGTGACGGCATCGGTTGCGGCGTTACGCGCCGCTGTGCTGTGGGTTACTGCCATGTTCTTGCTCCTCGTTCGTGGTTTCTGACGTCATGCGACCGACCAATTCGACTTGCTCCGTCAATCCGGTTGCGGCACGGGTGATTTGCAGCGTCATGCGCAATTCGCCGGCCTGGCCGGTGAGTTGCGGTGCGCTGGGTTGGGCTTCGTTCATGGTTTCTGTCCCGTTTCAACGTTTATCAAAAAGCTGCCCGTTGCCGGGCAGCTTGAGTTAAGCGCTGCCTTGTTTAATCTGTGATCGCAGCAATCGCAACCGGCGACTGGTAGCGCGCGCCGTGCAGGATGTACTGCACGAAGCCGACCGCATTCGCCATCAACAGCACGTCCACGCGCAGGCAGTCGAAGCCGTTGGCCACATCCAGATCGGATGCGTTGACCTCGATTACATACAGCGCGTTTTTGTCGTTGGTGGTCAGCGTGGTGAACGTGTCACTGGTGACCGCGGTTTCCGTCAGGGTATCGGCGGCGCCGGTATCCAGATTGGCCCACACGGTATCGAAGGCCAAGGCCTTTTCGCTGGTGCCGGCCACTGCCGTGGCTTGCTTGAGCGTGACTGCGCCGCCGGTGACGGTGGTGGCGTTGTCCACGGCGATGACGATGGTGCAGCGCTCGAAGCCCTTGAGCGAGACATAATCGCAATCGCCGTTTGTGGTGGCCAGCGCGCCGATAATGGGGGAACCGAATACGATCTTTGCGACATCGGTCAGATTTACGTTTTTCATGATTGAATCCTTTCGTGTGTTTTGTTCCGCCCGGCATCAGCCGGGCGGTGGGGCGTTAAGTGCGTGCGGCCAGGCCGACAAAATGGCTGCGGGTGACGGAGCTGTTCGGTGGCGTCACCGCGGAGGCCAGTGCGGGCTGTCCATCCATACGGAAAACCAGCTTGAACGCGGTCACGTCCTGGTCAAACCACAGGTGCATGGATTGACTGAACTGCTCGCCGCCGGATTTGGTGATGGCGCGATAACCAGCCATGTTGGCCAGGATGATGTCGCCCAGATCGCCCACGGTGTCGCAGGCGTCCGTCATTACGATCGGACGGCCCAGCAACAGGCCGTCCGGTGCGCCTTGCATGCCCTGCACCGGTGCCGTCCAGATCGGCTGGTCGCCCAGCGTCATCACGATCAACTGCTGATAGGCATCCGGGTTGACCAGCCACACCAGACGCGCGCCGGGGCCTTTCAGGCAGCGGCCATACATTTTGGCCACGTTGGTGGCGTTGATGGTGTCGGCGGTTTGGCTGGTCTCTTTGGCTTGCGACACCAGCGAGGCGGCGGTCAGAATGCCCAGCGGCTGGCCGGAGCCGGTGCCGTTGATGATGGCGTCGTTGCATTTCCAGGCCACGGCCTCGCTCATCTTGCGGGTGATGTGCGAGGTCATCGCCATGGAATCGGCTAGCAGCTCGTCGGTTGCGCCGACCAGTACCGTGAGTTTTTTCAGGCGCAGTTCGGCCAGGCCCATGGCCGGTTTTTTCTGCGTTTTGGTAGATGCCTCGCCTTCCCATGCCGCGATCACGCCGGAACTGCCCCAGGGCGTGGTCTCGTCTTTGGGGAAGGTCATGCTGTTGCCGGTGACCGGGGTGTTATCGGCCATGGCGAGCAGGCTTTGTTCCTGCTCGTAGGCCAGGGACATGATTTCCTCGGCGAACTGCGGCGGAACGGCGAATCCGCCGTCCGCGCCGCTGCCTTCGTTGCCGTAGGTGGTGGCGGCGGCCATCAGGCGCTGGTCGATGCGGCCGACGCCCAAGGCGGCATTGCGCACGTGTACCGAAAATTCGCCCAGGCTCTTGAATCCGGCCTTTTTGTCGGCGGCGGCGTTTTCCTGCACTCGCGCGCCTTGGCCGTAGGCGGCATGCGGCGCGCCGGCAGAAGCGGCTTTCAGCAGGGCGGCGTTGAGCTGGTCTTCGTTCCAACCTTCGGACACAGCTTGCATGGCCAGGTCTTCGCCGCCGAATTTGGCGTAGGCTTTGCCGGTTTCGATCATGGCCTTGTTGCTGGCGCGGATCTGCGCGGCGATATCAGGGGTGGCGGATGCTGCGGGAACGGCCGCCGGGGTGTTTGCTTCTTGCATGATTTGTCCTTTCTCAGACGGTTGTGCGGCGGCTGCCGCGGGTTTTTCCACCGGCGCCGGTGATGCCGGGTGCGGTATGGAAGCTTTTGCACGCGCGACCCAGAATGCGTGGTCGCTTAGTTTTTCATTGGCGCTGGCGGCGATCGCCAGCGCACCGGTGATGTTGTCGATCAAACCAAGTTCCAACGCTTCCTGCGCGCCGTACCAGTGATCTTTGCCGTCGGTGAGCATGCCCATCACGGCGTCGTATTCCATGCCGCTCTTGGCCATGTAGCTGCTGGCCATGGCGCCGGCCATCTTGTCCAGGGTGTCGGCGTAGTCGCGCATTTCGGCGCTGTTGCCCAGCACACCGCCCCAGGGTGCATGGATCATGATCATGGCGTTTTCCGCCATCTCTACCTGGTCGCCGGCCATGGCAATCAGGCTGGCGATGGATGCGGCGATGCCGTCGATCGCCACCGTGACCGTGGCCTTGTGGCGGCGAATGGCGTTGTAGATGGCGATACCGTCGGTTACAGAGCCGCCGTAGCTGTTCACGCGCACGGTCATCGTTTCCACATTCTCCAGCCCACTCACATCGCGCACGAAGTCGGCGGCGGTGACGGTCTCGCCGTACCAGCTCTCGCCGATGTCGCCGTAGATGTAGATTTCGGCATGCGTTTCGTCCTTGGCCGCGGCCTTGATCTCGTACCATTTTTGCGTCATGGGTTGGTTCCTTGTTGGGTTGCTGCCGGCGGCGGCATGGCGCCGGCTGGGGCAGGAGGACGCAGCGAGTCGTCCAAGTCGATGCCGTACAGCTTGGCCACTTCTCTGTCGTCCTGGATTTCCTGTAAAACCTCTTCCAGGTCCAGTCCTTGCTCGGCCAATACCCGGCGATGGCTGGTCAAGCGCAGGCGCAAGGCTTCGCGCTTGGCTTCGATGTCGTCTTTGGGGTTGACCCAATCCCAGCGCCGGCCATGGAATTGCGGCGCCATGAATTTGCCCAGCTTGCCCGGCGGCAAATAGTTCAGCGGGCGCTGCGGCGCGATGATGGCGCGCTGAAGCCAGGCGCTATAGGTGTCTTGGGCATAGCTGTCGATCAGCCATCCCTGGAGGCTGCGCCAATGGTCGCGCTCATCCAGTACGGCGTGGCGGATGCTGGTCCAGGTGACGCCATTGCGATCGTTGGTCAGAGATTCGTAGGACACGCCGAGTCCACTGGATACGCCGCGCAATGCGGCCAACACAAACGGCCCATACACATCGTTTGGATAGGTCGGGTCCCATTGCGCGGTCTCCGTGCCCGGCGGCAAGATGTCGATGCTGCCCTTTTGGCTCTGGAAAAACAGCGCGCCGCCGCGCGCGTCGTCCACATCGACCGTGGAGCCGTCTTCGGCGTTCAGCGCGCCATCGGCCATCTGCGACGCCATGCCCTCTTTGTCTTGCAGCAGCATCACCTTGTCGGCGCCGATGCGCGCCGCCAGGATGGCGGATTCGTCGAATTCTCCCAATTGATATAGCCGCGTCATCGCGGCATGCATCCAGGGCACGCCGCGCACCTGTTCCGGCCGCTCGGCGATGAAATAGTGCTTGAGCACGTCGGCGCTGTAATAGATGCGGTCGCGCGCGGACCTGCCCAGGGTGTCGCCGGGATGGCGCGAATACAGGTAATAACCCAGCGGCTTGCCGCTGGCCGCGACATGCACGCCCATGATCACGCGCGTGCCGTCGTTGCGATCCTCGTTGTAGGTTTCATCCAGCCAGTCCGCCTCCAGCATCTGCACCCGAAACCCCCAACGGCTTTCCGGGTCGGAAATGTGCTTGACCAATACCTCACCGTCGCGCGCGATGGTGCGCACCAGCAGGCGCTCGAACGCGCTGCGGCACAGTTTCCCGGTGGCCTCGAATTGCCCGGTGCGGCTGAAAGCCCACCATTCTCGCTCGATGATGGCGTTGGCCGCGCGATCCTGCACAAACTTGCCAGCGGCATCGTAATCGCCGGCGCGCGACTGCGTGCTGATGCCGTTGGCGCCGACCATGTTGATTTCGACCAGACTTAGGAATTTTTTGGCGAATGGATCATTGCGCTCCAGATCACGGCTGCGCGCGCGCATCGCGCACAGGGTGCCCCATAATTCCCGATTGGCATTGCCGTGAGAAATCGTCCACTGCGCGATGGTGCGGCTATTCAGTCCGCCGTCGTAAGATGCGCGCGCACGGCGTTTTTGTTGATCTGCCGCCAGCACGCGCGGCGGCTGGGCGGCGCGCGCTTGCACTTCCTGCCAATTTTTGGCGCGGGCGGCATAGCGCGGCGCACGGCGGCGCGCGACAACCACCGGCTGCCCCAGCACTACCTCGTCCAGCTTGACCACCTCGCCGGTCACCCGACCACCACCATTCGATAGCGGCTTGGCTTGCCGTCGCGAATGCGCTGCTGATTTTCCTCGGCGCGTACCTCAGCGCGGAATTTATCGCGCAGCGTGATCATGCCGGCGCGGTCTCGCGTCAGAGATCGGCTGGCCAAGGTGGTATTGATCAGATCAAGCTGGTCGCTGGTGGCACGATTCAACAACGCCGCCTCGATGTAATCCAGCATCTTGCGCGAGAAGGAACGGCCATCCAGCGCTGCGGCGACAGAGTAATCGGCAAGCACCGACAGGCGCCCGCGCGCGACCTCGAAACGATCCGCCCCGTCCGTAACGGATGCGAACCAATCGTACTGCCCCACCGCGCGCGCGGCCGTGGTGGCCTTCGCCACCTCTACCGCAAAAGCATCCCCATCCGCCGTTGCCGTTACGTCAAAATGCGCGGTTTTATTGCGGAAATAGTAAGTGAGCGTCCAACTGGAAGCCGGATAGTCGCTCAAATCCTCGCGCCGCCATTGCCAGGTATCGCCGGCACGAAGTTCAGCGGGTTCGGTGGTGGGGATTTCGATGGTCATGCTGCATCATGAACATGAATCGACACCACATTTGTACAAATGAGGTCAGTATTTACCGGTGTCGCGTTTTAAAAAATTGGGATTTATTTATTAATGGGTTGCTTCGCTGTCGGTCATCAGGTGATCTTGCACGTTGGCCGCGTAGCGGCGGCCCGCTTGTTACTTTTTCACAGCCCGATTAACCCAAGACCGACTCACACCATACCGCATAGCCACCACGCTGCTAGGCAACATCTTGGCGGCATCCTTGAGCCGCTGCACCCGCGCCGGGTCTTTACGGCTATCCATCGGGGGAATGTATACCCGCTCGCGCGGCAGTCGTTGTCGGATCTGTTGCTCGATCATGATCGCCATGCCGTCGTCAACACATCTTCCGTTTTTGGCGCTGATTTCCAGCACGATTTTTAACAGTTGGCGCAGGGTGGCCATCGGGCTCATCGCCTCCCCAATCCGCTGCGCCGCAGCACAGGCGTTGTGGCGGTCAACAATTCCAGTTTTGCCCCACTGAGGCGCAGCGCGACCAGCGAATACACTTTGCAATCCAGCGCCTCGTTGCGCGGCCGGGTCTGCACCCATTCCTGAAACGGTCGCGTGCCCTTGATCTTGGTCACCAGCTTTTCGGCGGCCAGCTGAGCGAAGTATTCGTCGTCGAATGCCGCATCGCTAGGGAAATGCACATAGCCCGCGCCGGGCGTGATGATCTTTAGCCGCGAATACACCAGGACTTTTCCCTGATCGACGCCGACGGGCTCGACGTGCGCGCCTTTTTTGCGGCGTGTGCGCAGTCTTTGGCGGCGTTTTTTTTCGTCTTCGATCAGCGGGCGGCCCATGCCTGTTACGCCCTTAATCGCTACGCACCAGCGCCGCTTTTCGACGAAGGCGTACACCATGCTGGTGTTGTAGCCGCTGTCGATGGCCGCGAATTTAACACCGGCATCGGTCAGCGCTTCGTGTAGGTCGTCCCAGACATCGGCGCGCGCGGTGTCGCCGGGTAGGATGATGTGGTCCAGCGTCCAGCATTCCTCGCCCGCAGCCCAGCCGTCGACGGTGATTTCCAGCCGGTCTTTTTGCACGTCCACGCCGGCAGTGATAAATACGATGGGCGGTTTCTCCGGATAGGTTTCCAGCCTGGCCAGCAGCGCCAGGTCTTCGATGCTGTCGCCCTGCTCTTCCCAGCTCTCGCCCAGGGTGGTGTTGATGAAGCGTTTCAGGTTTGCGGTGTCGCCATGGGATTCTTGCCACTTTTGCCACAGTTCGGCCCAGGTGAAGCCCAGGCCGATCGGCGAGT